ATTTAATATCTACTGGTTTTGTTTGGGGTTGTTTGCACTACTTCACACCAAATGTGAATTTAGGGCAACTGATCATCTACCTACTTTAAAAATACTTAAAGGGGTAGGGGTTGGTATTCCCTACATAACCCAAATGTACAGGAAAAGATAAAGACAAAAGATAAAGGAAGAAAGAAAATGGCTAAACATGACAATAGAAAGAAAGGTTATGGGGTATCAGGATTAATAGGTGGTAAGAAATCTGCTATTAACAGATATGCATTAAGGGTTAAAAATGATGAAAGATACAAGGAATTATGTTCTGAAGTAACTATCAGATTTGAAGAACCTAAAGGCATCCTAAGACCGCATTTAAGTAAGACAGGCAAGAAAAAAAGGGTAAGTACTAGGTCTTTGGGAACAAATCCTAGATCAAAAGGCACTAACCCTAGAAACAGGAAGAAGGAAAATAATGGCAATACATGACTATGAAGAACATGCAAGGCAACAGACAGAATTAGCATCTATTAAGGCATATAAAGCCTTTCTAGAAAAGAAAAACAAAGCTAAAAAGGTTAAGAAGCGCAGTGGCAAATTAACAGGTGACTTTACTACTGATAAGCCAAATGTGATCAAAATATTAAAGAAATACAATAATAAAGGAACTGTCCTTTTGGGTTATGCGTTAGACAACAAAGCATGGAGATTTGGACACGATAGAAGCAAAATCCATTCTAAGACTGTTATATCAGTTGAAGATGGGGCTATCTATGAATTACCAACTGCAAGGATTTATGACTTTATACATGAGATGAAGCCTAATTACATTACTTCTAAGTATGGAATTATGAACAGTAACGCCTATCAAATATCAATTAAAGCCTTAGTTGAATACTGTGGTCAGGAAGCAGGTTACAGTGTTTAATCTTAGTGAATTAGATGATGGTAGTTATGAATATGATGATGGCAGTTCCTATGTACATTTTAGATGCTTTAAATGTAATGCAAATGTAGAAGGCTTTATTAAACATGGTTTAGTAATGGATGCTACCTGCCATATATGTGGTGAAATCGTATGACCGCATTAGAAAAAGAATGGCTAAAGACAGAATGTGTGATGCCTATGTTATGGAATGCCTATAACGAAAATGAAAAAGCGGTAGCAAATACTTATGTTATCTGCACTAACTGTGGCTTTAGATTTTATGGATGTTCTATGGGCAGTATCAGAATGATGGATATGGGAATGACTTCATGTAGTCAGTGTCCTGAGAATGGGGTTGAAGTAACATAAAATTTTAGACCTGTTCTGTGGTGGTGGTGGCAGTTCTATGGGCTACTACCTAGCAGGGGTCAAACTTGGACAAACCGTAGATATAACAGGCATAGACCTTAAACATGGTCGTAGTTATCCCTTTGAATACATAAGAAAAGATGTACTAGAAGTCTTAAAAGATGATGATTACTTAAAGCAATTTGATCTGATTAATGCTTCACCGCCTTGTCAGACACATAGTAGGGCTAAGCATTTAATGAAGGCACAGGGTAATGAAACAAAGAAGTTAGACCTGTTACCTGAAGTAACTGCAGCTTTAATTAAGTCAGGTCAGCCCTATGTAATAGAAAATGTAGTAGGCAGTCCATTAAAGAACACAATTATGTTATGTGGGTCAGCATTTGGATTAAAAGTAAGAAGACATAGGTTATTTGAAAGCAATATAGCGTTAATAGGAACTGTTTGTAATCATAAAGAACAGGGTAAACCTATAGGTGTCTATGGTGCATTAGGTGATCAGCCGCAGGGCAGAAACTTAAAGACAGGTGAATATGTATATGGGGGAAGAATTGCACAAACGATAGATGAAGCATCAGATGCTATGGGAATTAATTGGATGAAGTGGGGCGAATTAAAAGAAGCAATACCACCTGCATATACACAGTACATAGGTGAACAGATCATTAGAAATAAACAGGTGGGATAATAGATATGTGCAGAACATTTATTATGATCAAGAAACAGATGCTATTAACTTTGATGGCAGTAAAGGTGTATTAATTGGATGGATAGACAATGAAGAAGAAGTATTACGACAGGACTTATAAGAAGAATAGGGCTATATGTATCAAGGCTAACCCTTACTGTGTTAGGTGCGGTGTTCACATAGAAGGTGAAATGACTGCAGACCACATAGTTCCCTTGTCATTTGGGTCTAGTCATGAACTGTCAAACCTTCAGACAATGTGTAAGCCCTGCAATTATGGATTAGGGAATAAGACAGGAAAGAAGAAGCGCAATATGACTAGGTTAAACGCTAAATGGGTAAGTAACTAGATGGGGCGTTTTTTTGGAAATAAGCGTCTATCCCGCCCAAGCCTTATAAACATACCTGCATCACAAAATGAGATTTCGTTATATGCAGTTAATAACTACAAAGCTTTAAGGATTTAATTCAACTTTAAAATTGTTTTGGGCTAAGAAAAAGGAGAAATATGTCAATTAGAACAGGAATGGGCAGGGGCAGACCTGCAAAGCTAGAAAAGATCACTGCAAGTAATCCACTGAACTTAAATATGGATACTTCTATCAGTTTAAGGCAGTCAATATTGGATGCAGTAGGCAAGGCAGACTGGATACCTTTTACTAACTTTCCCTACCTAGTAACGGCATTAGGGCTTGCAGAACAATGGGATGTGCAACCTGATAGGCGTGACCGCATAGCAGAAAAGTTAATTGCGGTTCTAAGGGCTTTGTTTACACCTGAAACTATTGCAGGTGAAGATGATGCAGTAGATGCCTTCATTCAAGAATTAAGGATAAATGAAAACCGCCAAGTGGCTTCCAACTAGATACACAAAACCTTTATCTGAAGACTTTCCTACAAGTGGCGGTGTAGTAATTGGATTAGCTGAAAAGTTTATGTCTATTCCTGAACAGGGTTACAAACCTTTAGTTCTAACAGAATGGCAGAAGTGGCTAATTAACAGCGCATTAGAAAGATACCCTTTAAATCATTCTGACCCTGAAAAGGCAGGAAGACTTAGATACAAACAGGTAGTAATTTCTATGCCTAGAAAACAGGGTAAGACTTTATTAGGTTCACTATTTGCCCTATGGGGTTTGTTAGCCCATGAAGATGCACCTGAAGTTATATCTGTGGCATCTACAAGTGAACAGGCTAGATTAGTTTACAAACAGGTACTTCAACAGATTTCTAATAATGCCTACCTAAAACCTAGATTTAAAAAGATGACAGAATTTAAAGGCATCTTTACCGCAAATGGTGATGGCAGATATGTGGTGATGCCTAACAGACCTAATTCAGCGCAAGGTCTGCATCCAAGCCTTGTAATCTTTGATGAACTACATGTGTCTAATAAAGACCTGTGGACTGCTATGGCTTTAGGTTCTGCCACACGAAAAGATGGCTTACTAATTGGAATTACTACTGCAGGTGATGATAGTTCTGATCTGCTACTTAATCTTTATGACACTGGAGAAGTAGCAATAGAAAGCCCTAAAGAAATGGAAAGATTTGGTTTCTTTGTATGGGAAGCCCCTGCAGGATGCAAGGTAGATGATAGGGAAGCCATAGAAATGGCTAACCCTAATTTAGTTGAAGGCATACTTTCATGGACAAACATAGAAACAGAAATTGCCACTATGCAGGAAGTGGATGCAAGGCGTTACAGATTAAATCAATTTGTTAGTTCTTCTAGCGCATGGATACCTGCAGGTGCGTGGGCAGGTTTACCTAAAGGATTTATTGATCAAAGTAAACCCGTTGCTATCGCATTTGATAGAACCCCTAACTGGTCTAACGCATCTATTTGTGTAGGACAAAAGCAAGGGGATATGTATGTAACTGAACTGGTAGCACAGTTGGCACACCCTGATAAGGCTAAATGCTTAAATCTTTTGTATCAGTTAGGCAATAGATACCAAGCCACCTTTGTTACAGATGGTTTATTCAATAATGAACTAATAGCAGAATTAAAGCTAAAGGGGCTAAAAGTTTTTGCGTTAGGGCTTAAAGAAGTAGTAAATGCGGCAAATATGGTTTATTCCAAGATAGTGACTAAACAGATAGCCCATAGTCATGACCCAATAATCACTAATCAGATTAATTCATGTGTTAGACAAAATATCTATGACACATGGAAATTGTCTAGGAAAAACAGTTTAAGTGACATAGATGGTGCTATGGCTACAGTTTTAGCAATTTGGGGAAGCGATCAAGATATTAATTCGCAACCGCTAATTTTTTAAAAATATTTTTCTAGATTAGAAAAATAAGTGATGTATAATAGAAGGTAGATATGGGATTTTTTGATTTATTTAAAACTACAAGACTTGAACCCACTGAAGTGCGTGGGGTAGAAGCGTTAATACCTAACAGGTCAATAACTACAGTAACAATAAATGAAGCCTTAACCATAGGTGCGGTTTATCGTTGCGTGAATATAATTGCTACAAGTATCAGTCAATGCCCTATAAATGTTTTGCGAAATGATGTTGAACCCATATCTGTTCCATCATTTATCGCTAATCCAACATTAGGTGCAACACAAAGACAATTTTTGTATCAAACTGCTACTTCCCTAGCCCTAGATGGTAATGCTTATTGGCTTATCACTAGAAAGGGAAGTGAAGTAGTAAATATTCAAGTTCTTGGACTTGGACAGGTACAAGTAGAACAGTTACATGATAAAACAATTAGATACCTTTATGAAGGTACTGTCTTAGACCCTGCAAATTTAAAGCATCTTAAATTGTGCGATATTGCAGGAAGGGCAACTGGCTTAGGTGCTATTCAAGCAGCTAAAAAAGATTTCCAAAATGCCTTAGATAATCGTGAATATGCAATTCAATTCTTTAGTGATGGCGCAGTTCCTTCAGGAATACTTTCCACAGATCAGCATTTAAATTCTGATCAGGCAGAAGATTTAAGAAGTAGATTTATTGCAACCCAACAAAAGAACACACCTGCAGTTTTAAGTAATGGGCTTGAATATCAAGCATTAAAATTATCACCTAAAGAAATACAGATGCTAGAAACTAGAAATTTCAGCGTTCAAGAAGTGGCTAGAATTTTTGGAATACCTGCCACATTCTTACTTGCACAGTCAGGTGATAGTCAAACCTATGCGAACCTAGAAACAGTAAATAGGGCTTTCGTTAATTTTACATTAATGAATTATTTTGGCGTTATTGAAGATGCCTTTAGTTCCCTTTTACCAATAGGTGTAAATGCAAGGTTTGATTTAGATAATTTCTTGCGTGGCGACACTGCATCAAGATATACCGCTTATGAAAGCGGCATTAGGTCAGGATGGCTAACTAGAAATGAAGTAAGGCAGTATGAAGGTTTAATACCACTGCCAAATTTGGAGAACACAAATAATGGAACTACTACATAGAGAATTTGAGATTAGAAGTACTGATCTTGAAGCTAGAGAAGTAACAGGGATAGCAGTTCCCTACAATGAAGTTACACAAATAGGTAGGATGAAAGAAAAATTCATGCCTAATTCTATTAATGTAAACAAAATGCCAAAACTGTTTTATAACCATGATGAACCTATTGGGATTATTCGTAGTATGGATGATGCTGAAGATGGTTTACACATTACCGCAAAAATAAGTAACACCGCTAAAGGTAATGATGCGTGGACATTAGTAAAAGATGGTGTAGTCAGATCGTTTTCTGTGGGATTTATTCCAAGAGAACAGACTTTAGATGGGGATGTAGTTATCAGAACAAAGGTGGACTTAAAAGAAGTCAGCCTTGTCGCACTACCTGCCTATGAAGGCAGTGTCATTACAGAAATTAGAAATGACAGCCTTGAAAATAACAATTTAGGAGAAACAAAAATTATGGAAAACCCAACAACAGAAACAGTTGACCTAACACCTGCAGTGGATGAACTTTCACGCAGGGTAGCAGTTTTAGAAACACCTAAGACTTCAACTATTTTAGTACCAAAAATTAGAACCTATGGCGAATACATTAAAGGTATTGTCAATGGTGATGCAGATGCACAAGAAATGTATCGTGCATT